CGGCGCGGTCGCCGTGTACGGGTCTGGCGGGTCGATACCAAACCATATAATCGACGCTGAATCAATCGGCAGCGGTTTCTCACATATGACACGAATCGTATCTTTTGCGAGGATTCCGAACATTTCGACTTCGGCGTCCGATTCAACGCCCCGAACGTTCCACTTGGTTGCGACTGGCGCAGAATAAGTGATTTCATACGTGCCGGTTCCGTTGCCGTATTCGTCAGTGACCTCGGTTTTGCTGACATAGGTCGCGTAGTGGATGGGTTGCTTGTTGATCCTTAACGTCCGCATCAAGAAACACCTACCATTGGCGCCACATGGGACGGATTGCAGATGTACGCAATTATATCTTCGTATTTCCAAGTTCGAGAAATTCCGTTTTCACTATGCCCTGTTTGTCCGTCTGCACCGCTTTGGGAGTATCCGTTAATTACTGCTTGTTTAACTACTGAATCAAACTCAGTAAGCGGCAGTTCGGTATATTTCACCGTAATTGTTTCGCCGTCAATTGGTGTGCCAGTCACAGTCAGCCCGTAATCAGCCAATTCAATATCTTGCGAATCATACTGCCAACTATTAGTTGAGTATGTAAACACGTATGACGTGCCACTCACAGGAGATACGGCTGCAATAAATACGCACACCGATACGTTGACCGTGTTGCCGACTGAATCAATAGCGCGGGCAATAGGCGGTTTATTCGCAAGTCCGTATCGCCACGCAATCAACTCATGTTTTACATCGGAAAGAAGCGCGGTCAAGATAGCGTCGGAACTTGTATCTGTTATTTCAAGTCTGCTTTTAATATCCGCAATCGTCACCATGACCGCACCTCCGTTCGTTCTTTACTTCTTACTCCGCGACAATCTCGATCACGTCGCTGTACAGCACAGCCGCTTCGACGGAGCCGGACGATGTAACTTTGCAACGCAGGAACTTGTTTGTCGGCACCTCTGCGGGCGCAGTGACCGTTGCGGTCTGATAGCCGCTCAGAGTGCTTGCCGCAGCAAACGTGCCGGTTGCGGTCGTGCTGGACTGCCACTCGTAGGCGAACGTGCCAGCCGTAGCCGGTGCGATACTCAGAACCGGAGTTGCGGTTGCAGTTTCAGCGACAACTACCTCGGTCTTGTCCAGTGTTACATCGGTCATGGTCGCGTCAACCTCAACCGTGCTTACGGGCGTCGAAATGTAAACCTTCTTGCCCGACGGCGGTTTCACGAACGATGTGGATATGTTGGTAATCTTCGCGTGATACCACTCGGGACCGTGATCGAGGCCGAGCTGACCGAAAATCTGGTATTTCGTGCCCGCGCCGGTCTTTGCGAGCTCTTCCATAAAGAAGTTGCCTTTATTCGGTGTCGGCTGATCGACGGGACCGACAACAGCGGGGTTGAAAATACCCACGGTGCCGGACGGCAAAAACTCGCCAAGTTTCAGACCGATTGTGCCGAGCGGTGTCAGTATCGTATCAATCGCAATTCCGTTCACGGTGTATGCAGCAGGAACGATTGTCAGGCCGTTTGCCTCAGCATCAGCATTAAGTTGGAATAACGAAACCGCATCCAGCCAAAGTACAACACCGTTCAGCGATCCGTTGGCATCTTTTATGGTTTTCATCGCTTCGGCAACGTCCCATATGCGGAGAGCCGCACCGTTCAGATCGAGCACGTTGGATGTGATCGCCGTGAACATACCGCGTGTTTTGTTCGCTGTCGCGTCGTTCGCCGCTTTTACATATGCGCCCTGCATAAATGTAAACTCGATGTCGCGGGCAATCTTCATCATTTTGGACGCAGCCTGAAAATCGAGCTCGTTCGCAGGATTCGCAATCTGACCGGCGATGTTCACGCCAGACAGGGTTCCCATATTCGACTGTTTGCCGTAAGAGATACCGACAGACTCCTGGAAAATCTGAGTCACGTTGGTTTTCTGCGTGCGGGTAAGTACGGATGCTTCGGGCGCTGTCAGAGACGCGCTTTCCGAGATCGCGGGCTGAGAACCGCCCTCGCTGGTAAACTCAAGGCCGGTCACGAACTCAACGTGGTTCGTGTTCCGTCTGCGGCCACCGATCAAGGCCGAAAACGGCGTTGCGGTATTGCCCTTGTTGAAAAGCATCCCCGAGTAATTCGGAGTGCCAAAGCTGGTTGCTAAAACATCAGACATAATAATGCCTCCTAATTATTTTTTCTTGGCCTCCGCCTCCGCTTTCTGGCGGATCAAAGAAGCCACTGTCACGAAATCGCCGCGCCCTTGAGCCTCGGCAATCGCTTTGTCAAAATCTCCAACGCTCGGTGCGTTCCCGGCGGGAGGTTTCGGATCGCCAGCCAACGCAGCGGCGCGTTCTGCTTTTTTAATGTTCTCGATATGGATTTGCTGGTTCGCAAACACCTTGTCCATGTCGCCGTCGGCAAAAGCTTGAGCTGTTTCAGACGCAAGCTTTTCGTCATAACCGAGCCCCAAGAATCGAGATTTGCTTTCTGTGAGCTTGTTCTTTTTCTCAAGTTCAGCAAGCTTTGTCTGCATGGCCGTCTCGTTGGCGAGTCTTTCCGCCTCTTTCAACTCATCCTCGGTCATCTTCGCTTTGAGTTGCCGTTTTGTTTCTGCAAGCTGTGACGCGGTTTCATCGAACATTTTCTTCGATATAAACCCTGTTGTGTCCGGCTTCGGCGGCTCATACGTCTGGATGAGAGCGAGTTTTTCGGCATCGGTCATTTCAGGTTTGTAACCTTCAAGCTGTGTAATATCCATATCAAATTCTCCTTGCGCTTTTAACGTGCATCTCCGCACATACAATTTTGCAAAATTTATATCCCGCTTTCTTTAGCGGCAAAATATGCGATATTTATATACCGCGTTCTCTCGCGGATTATGATTCGCTATTTCTTGGCTTCGTTGATCGCGTTCGCCATGTTAACCTTGCTGACATTGGCAGCGAACGACAGGCCCATTAATTCACCGATCTCGCGGAGTTTTTTCGCGCCGAGGTCGGCAGTCACGGGTACGACTAATTCTGAACCGGTTTCTCCCTCTAAGTACAGTCCGGTCGGCGCTGACGGGAATCCGCTTTTTAACGCCGAGCTATTCAATGACCTGCACTTCGGACATTTCGTAACGATATCGTCGTCGCCAACCTGTCCGATCAAAGCGCCACAGTCTTTACAATAAAAATCACGCATTCGGGGCTCCCTCCGCTGGTTTATTCTTAGCGGCTAGTTCCGCCGCTTCTTTCGATTTTCTGTCTGCTTCGGCCTGTACCGCCGCATAATGCACCGCGCTCTGTTTGGCCGCGTCTTCCGGGTCTGAGAACATCCCGCAATGCGTAAATGCTAGAATCGGAGCAATCTTATCGCTTGCCAGCATCGTTGTTAAGACTTGCGCTTTCGCTAATATGTTTGAGTAGTTGCGCCGGGTAAACTTTACCTCGATATCTGACAATTTCAAAATCGTTCCAACCGTGCCACGCACTATCTTTAAGACCACTTTTAAGAACTGCCGCTCAGCTCGCTTAAACGCCGTTTCGTCGCGCTTCGCTCTCGCCTCGGCACTCTCCCACCCGTCACGCATTATCACGGCTGAGCCGGTGTCTGACGTGCTGTTGCCGCCGTTTCTATTCGGCATACCTACGATATTCAGCACTGTTTGATACATATAGTCAACGAGTGTCTGCGTCTGCGACTGGTCGAGCTGCTCAGCCAGTATTTTTAAGTCAGCTTTTATATCTCCGACTGATTTCAGTTTAATCAACCCGGCTTCGCGCAGGTTCTTCGCAGAATCATCGTCAATGTCACAGTTATACAAGAGGATCAGAGACTGAATGAATTGTTCTATCCCGTCTTCGCGGTTTGACGACACGGTATTTATCGCATCCAATAGCGGACGCACAATCTCAAATATTCCAAGCCGTGCATTGTTGAGCGGATATTCGATAATCGGTATCATTCCGAGCGCGGTTGCCTGCGGAACCGGCGTCTGAGCAATCCCAAGTATGTCGCCGTCAATTTGAAAATACTGTCCGCTCGATGTATAAACGCTGAATATTATTTCAGAACTCTGCGTATTCGGCACGACAGAACTCTGCCTATGCACATATTTCACGGCCATTAAAGGTTTTTCGCCCAACCCTGAGTGATAAACCACGTATGTATATCGCGGGTCAAGCACATACGTTTCAAACGGAGCCTCATCCTCTGAAAACGGCGTTTCCTGCCGCTTGAGTTTCGGCACAATTTCGCTTGTAATGTACCCACTGTTCGGAACCGCGATACGGTATCCGGTGCCGCATATGTACATCCATTCGGCCAGTTCATCATCCAGCGCATCCTTACTGCACAATACCATCATGTCATTCAGCTTGCCGATAGCGTCCGGCAGCTCATCGGAATCGCCACGGCTGACGTACTGAATCGGCTCGCCGCACAAATATCCGGTTTTAAACGAAACAATCTCGTTTGCATGGTTTTCGACAATCTTGTTACATATCTCGGGGCGAATCTCTTTGGTTCGGTTGAGAATATCTTGGTCGCCCTTGTACTCAGCATACAAAGTGGCTATATCGTTGCTATTTTTCTGATGAATTAAAAAAGTCTCAGACAATACCTTGACGATATTCTCTGGCGTTATTGCGGTTTCGTCTCTTAAAATTTTCTGGCGTCCGAAATCCAAATCCGTTCCTCCGTTACCATCCCCACCAACCCAGCGCCGCAGCGAAATGAATAAACTCTGCGGCGCGGTCGATGGGTTATCAAGGAGCGCAATGAAAACATACTTGTACACCTGTATTATACTACCACTTAATGGCCATGTCAATACATAATGTATCGTGTATTGCACGATAGCTCTATATGTGGTATGCTTTCCTTATGAAAGCCGAACTCGAAAAACTCAAACCGTATCTCGAACGCGATCAGTACGAGCCACACAAGCTCTATTTTGACGCGCTCAGATTGCTGGAAGATAAACATGAATCGTATGCGTTTAACCGGGAGCTGCGAGCGGCGACATTAAATGCGGCCAGACGGACGGGCGACGTGCGGTTTGTTGAGTTGAATAAACTGACGTATCTGTATTCAGCCAAAGATGTTTTCGAAGATTATATGATTTACGTCGAGTGGAATCGGGAGCCTGAGAAACGGTTCTATTTGCCACGCAGGAAAGTATTGCGTCCGGTCGTTACAGACATTCAGCGGCTCGTTGACGGTGAGCTGGAGCTGCTTGGAATCAGCTTACCGCCCGGTACCGGCAAGACCACGCTTGAAATCTTTCTTCATTCATGGGTTGCTGGAAAATGGCCTGACAAGCCAAACCTCGGCAGCGGCCACAGCGGAATGCTCACAAACTCCCTATACGATGGCGTGTTGGCTATTATGCAGGATCGCGTCGAATATCTTTGGCATGAAGTGTTTCCCGAAATTACGTCTATCATCACAAACGCAAAAGAACTCACAATTGATCTGAACAAAAAACACCGGTTCTCCACGCTCACGTTTCGCGCAATCGGAGCATCATTGACCGGCGCGACTCGCTGCGAAGGGTTGCTTACTGCCGATGACCTTGTGAGTGGCATCGAAGAAGCAATGTCAAAAGACCGACTTGATAAAAAATGGGAGGCCTACGCAAACGATCTCAAGTCGAGAAAAAAACTCGGTGCGAAAGAACTCCACATCTCGACAAGGTGGTCGGTTCATGATGTTATCGGACGGCTTGAACGGCTACACGAAAGTAACGACAAGGCGAAATTCATAGTAATTCCCGCGCTAAACAGCGAGGGCGATAGTAATTTCAATTACGATTACGATGTGGGGTTCGATAAAAAATTTTTTAACGATATGGATGATTCGCTCGACGACGCTTCGTTCCGGGCGTTGTATATGAACGAACCGATTGAGCGCGAGGGTATATTATATCATCCTGACGATCTGAGGAGGTATTTTGAGCTGCCGGCGCATGAACCAGACGCGATAATCGGTATTTGCGATCCGAAAGAACTCGGCACAGATTACGCATTTCTGCCAGTAGCGCACGTTTACGGACAGGACTATTATCTGGACGATTGTTTGTGCGACAACTCTGCGCTTGAGACGCTCGATGTTCGCATGACCGACATACTCGTAAAATCGCATGTAAAAATGGTGCGCTTTGAATCAAACTCAGCCGGATTCCGCACCGCCGAAAAAATCCAAAAAGGTGTAAAAGAACGCGGCGGGATAACGCATATAACCACAATGAGAACAAAATCAAACAAGGAAACCCGCATTATCGTGAACTCGCCGTGGGTGAAAGAACACGTTCTATTCCGCGATCCATCCACTTACCCGAATCAAGACTACAAACGCATGATGAATTTGCTTTGCTCGTGGACGATGAGCGGCAAAAATAAAAACGACGACGTTCCCGACGGTATGGCGATGCTGGCCGAGTTTACACAGAACATGAACGGCGCAAAAATCGAAATCGGGCGCCGTCCGTGGTAAATAAAAAAACGCCCCGGTTCGTTCGGGGCGGTCTAAGACCTTTTAAAAATTACTTCTTCGCTATTACATCCCCACCAACGCCAGCATACTCCGATATTTCGACGTCCACCTCCGAATCGTCTCGTGGCTCGAACGCAACAAATACAGCCAAACTTGCGCCGGGGCGTACATCTGTGTACTGCTCACTTTCCCGAATCGGCAGCGGCGCATCATCCAACTCTATACCGTTCTGGAACGCCTGTGCATTCAGCGCATTAGCAAACTGTATCGTTTCATCGCTGTTGTTCGTCCATTCCACTTCAACAACGACCATACCGTCGCGGGTTTCCGTGTTGATAATTTCCGCCGCGTACGGCGACGGATTATCCGTTTCAACCGGTTCTTGCACTTCGATCTGTTCAACCGCTACCGGCATTACCGTCTTGGTCGGTTCGGTTGACTGCTCTGCACTGTTTGAAGCGCATCCCACCAACCCGACCATGATTATTACCACCAAAATACCCGATAATATCCGTTTCATCCTAATACCTTCCTTTCGGTGTCAGTTTATACCAACTGGGGCGGGGGTGTCAAGCGAAGCAAGCGTTTAATTCGTGCGACAAGCCCTGCTCGCTTATTAACCATCAGGCATTACGATATCGATGCACCCGTACCACCGAAGATTTGAAGCAAAAACACTCGATCTCAGCATAATCTCGTTACGCCGATCAATTTCGTCCTTTGTATCTTGACCCAGCGTGTCGTACCATGCCTGAAACGCTATCGCCAAACCGCTTGAACCGTCATCCATCATCTAACCTCCATTTTCTTCTCATACTCCGCCACCCTCCGATAAAACGTGTTCGGTTTCAAGCCGAGGTGCGCCATCGCCGTCTTTGCCGTTATCTGCCCGGATTTCCACAGGTCGTATTCCTGCTCAAACATCTTCTTATCCACCGCTATCGGAACGCGCCCCTTATATTCTCCGCGCTCCTTTTTCAGCGCGATACCTTCGGCCTGTCTGTCCAACATATATTCGCGTTCCAGTTCGCTGATCGCGCCAAGAATAGTCAGCAGCGCTTTTCCGACCGGCGTTTTCGTGTCGATGGATTCTTTCTGGCTGACAAACTCGACACCCTTGTCGCGCAGCATATCGGTAATGTTTAGCAAATCCTTCGTGTTCCTTGCGAGACGGCTAAAACTCTCCACAACGACCATATCGCCCTCTCTGGCAAAACTGAGCATTTCTTGTAATGCTGGACGGTTCGCGTTTTTGCCGCTCAGCATATCGACAAATACCTTTTCGACTCCGAGCCGCTCCATCAAGACTTCTTGGCGTTCTGGGTTCTGATCCTTGGTTGAGCACCTTACATAACCTATCTTCATTTCAATTCCCTCCGTTTCATCTAAGACTACTATAGCATTATGTTTCATGTATGTCAATAACTATATGAAATATCCCTTTTTTTATTTTTTGAAATTTTTCGGCTCTTTTAGTATGGCGGCAATTTACGGGGGTCACTCACGATTATAGCTCTTAGCTATATCCCCCACGGGGCGGCCGCTGCCGATCCGGGTATTTCATTGGGTATACTCGCACGGCATAGCAAAAAACGATATGAAATACATTTCAAGCGGCTTGAATTGGCACTATATGAAATATTGCAAATATATCGCCAAGGCTATTGACATATGAAACACTTCGCACTATAATGAACATAACGAATCACCCCGGCCACAGAGCCGGACATATTGAAAGGAGATAGTACAATATGAATAAGACTGAATTGATGGACATGCTTGTAAAGAACGGATATAGGGTATACGAATCAAGCAATGAAAGGACAGGCGAACAATACGACTGGCTGCACGTCCTGACCCCGAGCAATGCAATACTGTATATACAGCCTGATAAATGGGGCGGCTATACTGTAACCTTTGAGTATGTACCAAGCAAGGAAAATGGAACTGGGTGCAGATGTGATGACGATCCGCACAATATAAGCAGTATTGAAGAAATGCAAAAGCTAGAGCAGAGCGGCAGAGACTTTGCGCGGCGATTGAGAGTAAAGGAATATTGGGCATCATGGGAACAATTCGCCAAAAAGAATTGGACGGTATTGACCGAATACAAAGGGTAATACAGATAGCCGCTCCCTGCCCGGCGCGATAATAGGCAGGGAGGAAGGATTGAATTATGGCATATCAGCGCAAAACGATTGACAGATGGGATATAATGACCAACTACGGGTATGGATGGGAATGTGAAAACACTGAATATACATGGAAGGACGCAAAGCGCAGCTATAAAGAATACCGCGATAACATACAAGGCGCGGTCAGGCTTGAAAAACACAGAGAACGCATAACCGAATAACACGCAGACTGGCCCGGCTTAGCCGGGATTAATGCGGGGCCGAAAGGCGCGGTCAGAGCCCCGTAACGAATTGAATGGAGGAAATCAGAATATGAGAATGAGTGAATGTGAAAAATGCCGCTATTGTCAAAAACGCTGGAATAGAGATAGATACGGCAATTTTACAGATGGTTATTACGGTTGTAATTTCCTGCCGCACTGGGGAAAACACATAGAGACTATCGGAACTTGCCCTAAAATCGAACAGAGCAGGACGGAAAGCAGCCTATCAAGCGTATGTAAAGTAAACGGGAGGTAGCGCATGATTATATTACTCTGTGTTATCCTGCTGCCGATCCTTATCCTGGCGAACCTTGCGAAACGATCTAAATAAGCCGATGCCCGGCGGCTAAACCGGGCAGGAAGGAAACGAGATGTTTATAGTAAGATTCTTAGTAAAAGGCGAATCACTTCTGATGAAATTAAGCACGGAGAACAGGAAGGCTATAAGAGATACGATTCAAAAAGAATATAAATGCAAACAGGCAGACATAGTTATCATGTCTATAACAAAAATTTAATCCGATATTATCCAACCCGCCCCACACCGGCGGGTTTTTTCATGCCCTTCACCCGAACCAACCACGCCGCCACGAGCCACACTAGCCAATTTAAGACGTTTTATATCGCGGCTGTATATTTGCCTACCTACGGATATGCCGCGCCGCACGTTGGCGCACGTTCGATATTTCGGCACGAATCGGCACGGACAACCCCACGCACACCGGATCCGTCAGCCGCCAGAATCCCAGCCAGCTCGCCCCGAATTAACAAAACCGCCCTGATTGTCACGGATCGGAGCGGTTTTTTCGTGTCTGATTTTCATAGTCGTTCGCATAGTCGCCATAGTCGCTGCGGATCATAGTCGATAGTCGCTGGCGGTTTATTCAGTGATAGTCGCTTCCGGCAGCGCTTCGATCGCCCGTTTCAGAGTCGCTGGGTCAGAGTCGGAGCCAAGCGGGTTGTTCGGAGTCAATACCACGTCCTGCACGTCCTTCATGCCGTAATAGTTCTTGGCTCGGAAGATGTAAGATACTGGA